TCTACGGCCGCCATCTACGATCCGGCATCTGACAGGCTGACCACATCGGCGCTGTCGCTGGGGTACAACGGCTCCGTAATCCAGTACCTTGGTGCTGTGATGTTGGCGAGCGGCGACGAAATAGCCTTGATCCCGTTCAACGCGACGGCCATCACTATCTACAACTGGCGCCGGGACACGGCGCGAACCGTCACCGGCACGGCGACGGGATTCACCGGCGGTCAACTTTGCCCAGATGGCAGCGTGTTCTGCGTGCCTGCGACAGGCACGGTAGCGCGAGTGTACCGGCCAGACACGGGCACTGTGTCGGCCCTGCCAGACACATATTCGGGCAGCAGCCCTGTCGCCGGAGCCAACGTCCTGCCAGACGGACGGCTCGTCATGATGCCGCGATCAGACTCGGCCGTGCGAACGTATGGCGCCAAGGGTAGCGTCACGTTCGACACAAACGTGACCATGTCACCCTACTACAACCATAGGTGAAACGTGATTACTTACACCGACGGCGAGCGCGAGGCGGTCATCACGGCGATCTGGGAAAGCGGCTGGACTGTGTGCGTGTACGACTCGTTCGACGCCTACCGCAACTGTCAGACGCCGCTGGAGACGAGGCATTTTCGCGGTACGCCGAATCGCCGCGATATGCTCGCCGCGTGGCCGGGGTGGACGCCTCGCGTTCGCGACGATTCCAACTGGGCGCTGCTGCCAGACTCTACGGACGATCTGCCAGAGTTGCCGGCTGTGCCGGCCAGCGTGAGCGCACGCCAGATACGCCTTTGGCTGGTGCGCAACGGCGTGACGCTCGCCCAGGTCGATGCCGCCATTGCCGCGATCCCTGACGCACAGGCCCGCGAGGAGTGCCGTATTGAGTGGGATTGGGCGCCGTATGTCGAGCGGTCGCATCCGCTGCTCGTGCCATTGGCTGCGGCTCTGGGCCTGACAGAGCCCCAGGTCGACGAGGCGTTTCGCGAGGCTGCGAGCATCTAATGCCAGACGCGATTCCGCAGTGGAGGCCGAACAGACCGACGGCGAGGCCGTCGAAGGAGCGGGCGCACTACCTGTCGGCAGAGTGGCAGTCGATCCGCCAGTCGGTGCTTGTGCGTGACGCGTACCGATGCCGTTCCTGCCTCGAGGTCGTGGCCGGCAGCCGAGCGCACGTCGATCACATTCTGCCGCTCGAGGACGGAGGGACGGACTCCCTGGCGAATCTACAAGTGCTGTGCGACTCATGCCACGGGCGAAAGACGAGAGAGGAACAACGCAGGAAGGGCCACCTGTCAACGTGACAGGGGTGGGGTCGGACGAAAACCTGCCATTTTGTCCACGACCCCAGGCCCGCTCGACGCAAATTTGTGGGGAGTTTTTGAAAATGGGAACGCGCGGCCCTCGTCCACAACCCGGCAGCTCCGAATCCATCCGCGGACGCAACACACTGTCCCGTCGTCCACGGCCTCCCGCCGAAGCCTTGGTCGTCGAGCCGGAACACGTCGCAGCTCGAGCTCTGGCGTCCGTCTTCTGGCATGACCACGCCGGAGCGCTGATCGCGTCGGGCCGGCTACGCCCCGAGCTCGTGGAGTCGTTCGCGATCCTGTGCCATCTTTTCGCGGACTGCCGGCAGCTGGCCACGCAGCTCGCCGAAGAGGGATGGATCACAGCGACGGACAAAGGCCAGGCGGCGAGCCCAGTGGCACGACTACTTCGCGATGCCCGCCGCGACTACCTGACCTACGCCAAGGAATTCGGCATGACGGCTGCGGCCGACAGCCGGCTCCCACAGGACGCCACGGATGGCAAAGAAGAAACCAGCCGCGAGGAAGCGCTCCTCGCCCGTCTCAAGGTCCGCCACGCGTAAGCCGCGGCCGAAGGCCGACGGCAGCGATCGCCCCGAGTACGTTCCAGGCTACAAGTGGAACCCCGAGGCCGCCGACCTGGTCGTCGAGTTCATCGAGACGCTCTGCCGCCACCCGGACGAGTCGGGCGGCGAGCCGAAACCGATCGAGCTGATCGAGTGGCAGAAGGACCAGGTCATTCGGCCACTCTTCGGATGGCGTCGGCCGGACGGCCGCCTGCGGTTCCGCAGGGCCGGGATCTTCGTTCCGAAAAAAAATAGGAAGAGCTCGCTAATGAGCCAGCTCGCCCAGTACCTCCTGGTGGCCCACGCACCGGCCCAGGACGTCTTCCTCGCCGCGAACGACCGGCTCCAGGCCAGGACCATGTATCGCATGGTCCGGCAGAGCGTCGAGGCCTCTCCCCTGCTCTCGCAGATGCTCGAGGTAGTCGACTCGCGAAGCATCATCCGGAACCGCGAGACCGGGAAGGAAATCCGTTGTCTTTCCTCCGACAGCTGGCGAAACGAAGGGCTGAACGGATCGGTGATCCTCGACGAGATCCATAGCTTCAAGTCGCCGGACCTTGTGACGGCCCTGACATACGCGACACGCGGTACAGCGAACGGACTCGTCGTCTCGATCTCGACCGCCGGTGACGACCGCAACGGCGTCGGCTGGCAGTGGTGGACGGACTGCGAGCTCGTGCAGCGGGACCCGTCCGCCAACTCGACGTTCCTCGGACTGATCTACGCCGCCGACCCGTCGAAGGACGACCCGGACGATCCTGTGGTCTGGCGCAAAGCGAACCCGTCGATGGGGATCGCCTTCCCGGAGGACGAGTTCCGGGACGACTGGAAGGACTCGCTGACGAATCCACGGAAGAGATCGCAGTGGCTCCGTTATTCCTTAAACATCTGGACGGAGCCCGACGGCCGTTTCCTGGACCCGGACCAGTGGTCCGCCTGCTCGACGCCGCCGGAGCCGCTGGATGGACGCAACGTCTGGATCGGTATCGACCTGGCATCGAACCTCGACATGACGGCGGCGGCCATCGTCGCGAAGTCGTCCGACGGCCACTACGACGTCGACATGAGGTACTGGGTGCCACGCGAGACAGTCCAAGAGCGGATTTCGCGTGACCGAATCCCATACGACTCGTGGATCCGCGACGGGTTCGTCACGGTCACGGAAGGGGCTCGGCTCGACCACGACAAGGTCGCCGCGGACCTGATCGAGCTGGCGGAGCGGTACGACGTGCAGTGTGTAGCGGCGGACCCGTGGAACATCGGCGCGGTGGCCTCGCGACTTCAATCAGCGGGAATCCTGGTCCAGTCTGTGACACAGAGGACGGGCACGCTCAACGCTCCGACCAAGCTCCTCGAGGCCCTGGTGGTCGAGAAGAAGCTGCGGCACGGAGGGCATCCCGTCCTGGCATGGAACGCGAATAACGTTTGCTGTTTCACGGACAGCACCGGGAGCATCAAGCCGGACAAGGCCAAGAGCCGCGAGAAGATCGACGGGATCGCGGCCCTGGTGAACGCCCTGGCTGTCGCGTCCACGTCGGCCGAAACCGAAACCGACTGGAACCTGATCCCGCTATGACAGCAGCACGCAAGACCTCCACGCGTAAGCCGGCAGCACGTCGCCCGCGGGCCAAGGCCACCCCGAACATCATCTCGCTCCGCGGCCTGACGTCGGCGGAGCCCTGGGGCTCGGCGAGCTGGTCGATCGGCCCAGACACGGCGATCCAGGTGACGGCGATCCTGGCGTGCGTGCGATTCCTGGCACAGTCCGTCGCGTCCATGCCTGGCCACGTCATGCGGACGCTGCCCAGCGGCCGCAAGGACGTCGCGAACGACCTCCCGGTCTCATACGTCCTCCGCAAGCGACCGAACGCCTGGCAGAGTTTCTACGAGTGGGTGGAGCTCACGGTCTACCACGCTGCACTCCACGGCAACGCGTACTCGCGTATCCTGTCCGGGGATCGCGGCTTCTGCTCGGAGCTGCGGCCGATTCACCCGACCCGCGTCGAGCCGATCAGGTTGTCGGACTACTCGGTCGGCTACCGGGTGCTTGAGGCCGACGGCCAGTGGCGGACGTATGACTCGTCGAAGATTCTGCACGTCAGGTGGTTGTCGGATAACGGCATGGTCGGAATGGTGCCGGCCGAGCTCTGCGGGACGAGCGTTGCACTTGCCCGGAAGCTCGACACGGCCGCCACGGCCTTCTGGGACAACTCGGCTCGGCCCGACCTGGTGCTAGAGACGACCGAGACCATCCCGCCCGAGGCCGTCGAGCAGCTCCGCCGGCAGCTCCGCGAGGTCTACGGCGGCGCGTCGAAGCGTGGCTCCGCCGCTGTCCTGCCGAAGAAGGTGACGCTAAAGCCGATCGAGGGCAACAGCCAAGAAGCGAATCAGTTCATGGAGCTCCGGAAGTCCATCGTGCCCGATGTCGCCCGCGCCTATGGCGTCCCGAGCACGCTGATCGGCGACAGCGACATGGCCCGCTGGAGCAACGTCGAGCAGGAGTTCCTGACCGCGCAGGTGTTTTGCCTGCTGCCCTGGCAGAAGCGGATCGAGGGGGCGATCGACCGGACGATCCTCTCGACCTACCAGGAGGACGGAGACGACGTCTACTACAAGCTCGACAACCGCGGGCTCCTGCGTGGCGACACTGCTGCCCGCGTGCAGCTCATGCAATTCATGGCAAATACGGGGGCGATCACGCCCAACGAGATCCGCGACCTCGAGGACTTCCCGCTCCTCGACGAGCCGGCCGCGGATCAGACGTACATCCAGCTCGGATTTTCGACGCTGGCGGCCGCGGCCTCGCAGGCCGCAACCGGAGGGACTGCCAATGCAGCCGGAGCGTAGGTATCTGTCGGTCGACGAGGGAGCACTGGGGGTCGAGCAGCGGGCCGACGGCGTGACGACGCTCCGCGGCATCTCTCCTCCGTGGGACAGCCTGTCCGTCGACCTGGGAGGCTTCCGCGAGAAGTTCTCTCCGACCGCGTTCGACAAGATCCTGGGTCGGCACAAGAACGACCCGCGCGGGCCTGTAGACGTCGTCGGCTTGTTCAACCACGACGACAGCCAGCTCCTCGCCAGGACGACAAACGGCACGCTCCGACTGTCGAAGGAGCCCAGGGGGCTCGGTGCCGAGCTCGACCTCCCGGAGACGCAGCTCGGGAAGGACCTCGCGGTCCTGATTCGGTCGAAGACGCTCTACGGCGCGTCGTTCGCGTTCTCCGTGCAGCCTGACGGCGAGCAGTGGACGCAGGACGAAAAGGGTGCTGCCGTCCGCACCGTGACGGACGCACAGCTCTACGACTGGTCCCCAGTGACGCGGCCCGCGTACCCGAGCTCGTCGGTCGGTATGCGTTCCCTGGAGGCCTGGAAGGCCGCCAGGGCCGTCGCCGCAGTCGAGGGGCTGACGATCTCCATCGACTACGACCAGACATACACGGCGGCCCCTGGCCTGTGGCGGTCGTTCATCCAGGACGCGACGGCCCGCGGGAATAAGGTCGTCTGCATCACGCGTCGAGAGGACAGCGAGAAGAACCGCGAGGAGCTCCGGCTCGCGTTCTCCGACCTCGAGCTCGGCCAGGTGATCTTGGCCGGCCCTGATCGCCACAAGCGGGACGCCGCCGCGGCCGCCGGCCTCACCGTCGACATCTGGATCGACGACAGACCGGAGACCATTCCAGGCCAGCCGGAGCCTCGCGCGGTCCGTCCGTCCACGCTGCTCGGCCTGCGGGCCAAGGCTGCGGCAACCGTCGCGAGGCTCCGTGCCAATGCCGAGTAAGTGCCCACGGTGCCAGGAGCGGCTGCGGGTGAGCTCGTCCAAGCGGGCCGGCCCGGTCCAGGTCCAGTACCTCGAGTGCCTGTCCTGCCGGCACCGTCGCCGTCAGGTCGTTCCCGCTGAAAACGTCTGGAGGCGGTCGAGATGATCACCGAAGCACCAGTGAGCGCCGCCCTCAAGTTCACAGACCTCGAGAGTCAGGTCCGAGCCTTCCTGGCCACGGCAAGGGTCGCGTCGATTGGCGGCCTGACCTGGGCGGAGTTCGGCGAGCTGTCGCTGGCCCTGCTCAAGCTGACGACGTTCACGCTCGACTCGATCTCCGGGTTGACGGGCCAGGAGAAGAAGGATCTCGCCATCGAGGCCGTCGCCGCACTCTTCGACCAGCTCGCCGACAAGGCCGTCCCCCTGGCCGCCTGGCCGATCTGGATCCTCGTCAAGCCTGCGATCCGCTCGCTCGTGCTGGCGATGGCCGCCGGATCCATCGAGCAGCTCCTACCACTGGTGAGGGCCGTCCCATGACGATCGTCCTACTGATCGCAGCTGCCGCCACCCTGGCCTGGCCGTGGATCAAGGATCGGGCTACGTCGATCGACTGGAAGTCGCTGGATCTCCGGCACGTCGCCGCCGGTCTGCTCGGCATCGCAGCGGCCTTGACGTATGTCAACCGGGACCAGGCCGCCCCGACGCCGGCCCCTCCGGAGCCGGCCGGACTGTCCCTCCGTGGGACGTTCGTCGGACCAGACGCCTCTTCCGACGCATCGACAACGGCCGCCCTCTTCGACGAGCTCGCCAGCGAAATCGAGTGGGACTC